TATATAAATGAACTGTCTTATGTGGGATATGCAGAAGAGCAAAATGACATTGCATTGGTGCTGGCTTGGTATCACGGAGAAAGAAAAGCCAAAGAAAAATATGAGAGTGGTTATCTTTCAGATTATGTTGAAAGTATTCTCACTATTTCTAGGGAACTTGAAGAGGAACACGGTAAAATATGAAACTTTACGAACATCAACAAAAGGCTCTTGATCTGACAAAAGATCATACCAGTTGTGCTTATTACTTGGATATGGGTTTAGGTAAAACCTATGTTGGGTCAAGAAAGATGATGGAACTGGATAAAAGAGTAAATCTTATTATCTGTCAGAAGTCAAAAATTGATGACTGGATTGATCATTTTGCTGAGTACGATAACACTTACTGGAATCATAACCTTGTATATGATCTGACAGATAAGAATGGTTTAAAAGCTTTTCTTGATGTTGTGGCTGATACCAGTTACACACAAAGAGTTATCGGTGTAATCAACTACGATCTTATTTGGCGCAGACCAGTACTTAAAAAAATTGATATTGGTACGTTGATGCTGGATGAATCACAAAACATTCAGAACATTCAAAATAAGCGCTCTAAATTTATCCTGAGGATAGATGCAGATAACGTGATTTTGTTATCAGGTACACCGACAAATGGAAAATATGAAAATCTTTGGTCACAGCTACACATGATCGGATGGAACATAGCAGAAGATGTTTACTTCAATACTTATGTTGATTATGAGTGGTTACAGAATGATGACGGCTTTTGGTTTAAGAAAATTCAAGGATATAAAAACGTGGATAGGCTGAAAAGGAAAATGTCTGAACATGGTGTTGTATTTATGAAAACGGATGAGTGTTTTGATCTTCCTGAACAGCGTGACGTGATCATAAATGTAAATCCATCTGATGATTATAAGTTTTTCATGAAAAACGATATGGTAACGCTGGAAGATGGTACAGAGCTTGTCGGTGACACTATATTGACTAAATTTTTAAGAGCACGTCAATTATGTGGTCAGTATTCCAAAGATAAGATTGAAGCTTTTGAAGAGCTTATTTCATCAACAGAGGAAAGACTGATTGTGTTTTACAACTTTGTGGCTGAGCTTGATCATCTGATACCAATAGCGGCTTTACTTGGTAAATCTGTTAGTTTTGTAAATGGTCAGTATAAAGACCTGAGTGCTTATGAGAATGATGAAAACAGCATTACATTTATCCAGTTTCAGGCTGGTGCAACTGGTCTTAATTTACAGAAAGCACACATCATGATCTATTATTCACTTCCATTTGGTAAAGGGTCATGTGATATGTGGGAACAGTCTAAAAAGCGCATACACAGAATCGGTCAGAAAAACAACTGTATATATTATTACCTTTTGTGCAAGGACACTATTGAGCCGCTTAATCTAACTCAATTACAGATCGGAAAAGAATACAATGATGAATTATTCAAGAAAGAGGTAACTGAATGCCAGCAAGTGTGCAAATAACCATGATCATATGTACAACTCTTATTCTACTAGCCATCATTGGAAAGTTTAGAGGTTAGTTATGGCAGAAGAGAAATTACTTGATGAAAGAGTAAAAGCACAGCTGAATAACATAGGCGCTTGGTACATAAAGTACTGGGGCGGCGGTGGATTTACCAAAAGTGGTATTCCTGACATTTTAGCTTGTGTAAATGGTCACTTTTTTGGAATAGAGGATAAAGCCAGTAGAGGAAAGCCTACACTTTTACAGCTTCGTAATTTAGAAAAGATACGTGAAGCTGGTGGCTTTGGAATACTACTTTATCCACATGATTTTAGTGAATTTGTGGATTTCTTAAAGAATCCATCAAATGACAATAAATGGTACTGGAATAACGTGTGTTTACAGCGTGAATGGGTACTAAAACTAAATGAAAGGTAGGTATGAATGATGCCAAAGAAAATTGGAGCAATTGAAGAGCCGACAGAAGAAGTAAAGGAAGAGGTAAAGGAAGAGAAAGCACCTGATGTAACTATGGACTTCCAAAAGCTCATTAGTGATCTGTTGCTTGCAACCAAGCGTGAAAACATTGATGAGCTGGTAAAGTACATGGCTGAAATAGGATTTTTCACAGCACCTTGCAGTGGTGGTAATCACCTATGTAAGACTGGTGGACTTGCTGAACATAGCTATAACGTATGTGAGAAAGCAAGAAGTATTGCAAAAGCTCTTATTCCTGAAAACGAATACACACAAGAGCTGGATAATTCAATAGTGATTGCGGCACTTTTACATGATCTTGGTAAGTGTGGCGATTATGGAAAGCAGATGTATGTTGAAAACATCTTGAAGAGTGGTAAACAGTCAGATGCAAAACCTTACAAGAGAAATGGTGATCTGTCAGCTGTACCACACGCTATAAGATCAGTGAAAATCGCAACACTTTACATTGATCTGACTGAGGATGAAGAGTGGGCTATCCTTTGTCATGATGGTCTTTATGACTTTATGAAATATGAAATGCAAGGGCATGAAACACCATTACAGTTGATCATACACTGGGCTGATATGTGGGCTTGTCATGTGCTTGAAAAAGATGATAAGGAAAGTGAGGAAAAGGAATAATGGCAATTGGAGTATTGGTACTTGGTCAGAGTGGAACTGGTAAAACCTACTCATGTTCAACTTTTGCACCTGATGAGGTAAAGATCATATCGGTGCATAAGCCAATATTACCTTTCAGGGGTAAGTATGAGGTGGTTAAAGCGCCAACTGGTAAAGATGTTATCAATGAAATGAAAAATACAGATAAGAAAGTGATCATCATTGATGACTTCCAGTATATCTTGGGTATTCCAATGATGAAACGTATCGGAGAAAAGGGCTGGGATAAGTACCTAGAGATTGAACAGCCTTACTCAGATGTTCTTGAAGCTATAAACAAACTTCCTGATGATGTGATTGTTTACATTAACAGTCACACAGAAACAGATGAAGATGGTAAGACAAAGATCAAGACAGTTGGTAAGGCACTGGATAAGTACATCACGATTGAGGGTCTATTTATGGTAGTACTTACTACTCAGGTTATCGGTGAAAACTTCTACTTTGCTACACAGAACAGCGGTAATGATACAACCAAGTCACCAGCTGGTATGTTTCCAAGCAGACTTATACCTAATGATCTGAAATATGTTGATGATCATATCCGCAATTACTATTACATGGACGGTGCTAAATCTGATGAAGATATAGCCAAAGAAGATGAGAGTAAAAAGGTGGATGAAACCGTTGGTCAGAAAAAGCCACGTACACGCAACAAGACACGTGAAGAGGTTATAGCTGATAACAACAAGAAACTGGATGATTACGTTAAGGAACAGCAAGAAGCCATTGAAAAGGTTGCTGGTGATCGTGAGGAAGTACCATTTGATGAAGTGGTAGAAGCTACCAAGAATATAGAGCCACCTGAACTGGAAAAGCCACCAAGACGTGTAAGAGAAGAGCGTGAGATCAAGCCACAAGGTGACAGCTTTATGAATGAACCTGAAAACACGGAAGAGCAAAAGCCTACAAGTGGTAGGAGAAAGAGAAGAGCATGAACGTAACCTTTATTAACAGAGAAGATGAAAGCAAGAAGATTGAGCTTAGATGCGATAGCATGACAAACTGTAATATCGGTTTTGTGCTTATGCTGGGTGACAATCTTACATATATCAATGATAAAGAGTGGCGGCTTTTGAATGTTCGTACCGCTACTGCTAACAAGCATAAAGAATTGCTGATACCAGCATTCATGAGATAAGAAAGAGAGGACTTTAATTATGGCAATTGATTTTAGTAAGTTTGACAAGGAAATTGATGTAAATGAGCTTAACAAGCAGATTGCAACCGCAAAGGAAAACAGCGTAGAAGTACCTAACGGTGATTACTGGTGCAAGGTTGACAAGATGGAACTCAGGGAAACCAAAGATCACAGACCCATGTTTTTTATTCAGCTGAGAATAAATGAGGGTGATCAGAAAAATAGATGCTTGTTCATGAACAAGGTTGTATACGGTACAAAGAATGACGGCGCTATGATTCAGGCTGTTCAGACACTTCTTGATAAGTTTGAGTGTGATATTGACACTACATTCAAAGGATACAGCGATTTTGCAGATGTTATCGCTGATATCTATGAGGAAGTTGGCGGCGGTAATGTTCAGGTACACGTTGACTGGGATTCAGGCGCTTTCAATTCTATTTCAATCATTGAAGCTTGTGAGTAATGAGCTTTTAGCACTAAGGCAGATCATATATCTGTCTTAGTGCACTCTAAGAAAGGTTGAATGATACCATGCTATTTTACGATTTTGAGGTATTCAAGTATGACTGGCTTGTTGTTATAGCCAATACGGATACTAAGGAAACAATCTGTATCAAAAATGATAGAGATAAACTGATCACTTTCTATCAGGAACACGTAAATGATATTTGGGTGGGCTATAACTCACAACACTATGATCAGTACATATTAAAAGCTATTCTCTTAAATCTTAATCCTAAAAAGGTAAATGATTTCATCATTGTTGAGGGTAAAGATGGGTGGAGATATACAGATGCATTCAGGCAGATACCACTTATAAATTATGACTGTATGCCTAATCCACCAGTAGGTTTAAAGACCCTAGAGGGCTTTATGGGGTCAAATATCAAAGAAACAGACATAGATTTCAACATTGACCGTAAGCTTACTGAGGAAGAGTTAAAACTTACTGAGCTGTACTGTACACATGACGTAGAGGAAACTTTCAAAGTATTCCTTGAAAAACATGACGATTTTGAAGCTATGTTGTCAATTGTGAAAGAGTTTAACTTACCACTTAAGGATATAGGCTGTACAGAAGCACAGATAACCGCAAAGGTACTGGAATGTCAGAAACAAAATTATACGGATGAGTTTGATTACTTCATCTTACCGTGTATCCAGCTATCAAAGTATGCCTTTGTAAAAGACTGGTTTATAAATGCCAAAGCTGATGCACTTAAGGAAATGCAAGAACTGTACAACAGTAGTGCTACACCAAACGTTGACAGATGGAAATATGATGTATCTAATCCTGATGCATTTAAGAAGTACTTTTATTCAAGATCACTTAAAGTGCTGGTTGCTGGTGTACCTCATGTATTTGGTTTTGGTGGTTTACATGGTGCACCTGATGAGCCTTTACATGAGAAAGGGCTATTGTTACACGTAGACGTTAATAACTATTACCCATCATTGCTTATTGCATGGGGATTAGTCACAAGAAGCGCTGGAAATGATAATTACCCATTGGTATACAACATTAGAAAAGAGCTGAAATATAAGCAAACACACGCAAAGGACAAAGCTGAAAGCAAGATGTATAAGAAAAAACAGCTACCTTACAAGAAAATGCTTAACGCTCTTTCAGGTGGTATGAAAGATGTTTATTCACCAGCCTATGACCCTAGAAACAATAACTGTATGTGTATCAATGGTCAGCTGATGTTACTTGATCTGATTGAAAAGCTGGAAATGTATGTTGACGGCTTTAAGCTGATTCAGAGTAATACGGATGGTCTTATAATTTGGATTCCTGATAATGACAGATCATTTAAACAAGTTGATGATGTGTGCTATGAGTGGGAATGCAGATGCAGTACATCAAAATGTGAAATTGGTCTTGCACTTGATGTTATAGCTGAGATTTATCAGAAAGACGTAAATAACTATTTATGGATTGATGGTGACGGCGGTATAGAGTGCAAAGGTGCATATGTGAAAGACTTATCCAAGCTGGATTATGACTTACCGATTATCAATAAGGCGCTCAAAGAGTACATGATACATGGTGTTGCACCAAGTGTAACCATCTACAACGAAACTGATCTGATGCAGTTTCAGAAAATTGTAAAGCTATCCAACAAATATAAGTGGGTAGAGCATGAAGAGCGTGGGGGTAATGTTAAATACAGTTACAAGTCATACAGAGTTTTTGCAAGCCTTGACCCAAAAGATGGGCGGCTTTTGAAATGCAAAGGTGGAACTATTAAACCAGCCAAGTTTGGAAATACACCTGATTCATGTTTTGTAATGAATGAAGATATAAACGGTGCTGAAATTCCTGAAAAGCTTGATAGAGCTTGGTACAGAAAATTGGCTGAAAAGCGATTGAAAGATTTTGGGGTAACAGTATGAGTGTATTAAATTATCTAGCTGGTGGTGACGTGATCAAATTTCGTACACCACATGGTCACATGGAAATAAAACTTAAGGGCTTTTTTCCTTGCGGCAAAGTAAAGCTCAAAAAGCTGTTTAAGGTCATCCGTAGTGATTATAGGAATGATGCTGAAACAATCAAAGATGTACTCACTGGATTCTTTGAATTTGAAATAACGGAAAACAAACAGCTATTAGAGCATTGTCCTGAGAGGATAAAGCGTTACACGGATGAGGTTAGCTGGCTCAATAAAAACAAAGAAAAGCTTTTATCTGAGGGCAAATATAAGTCAAAGCGTGAGTTTAATGAAGCTGTAAGACATTATAAAGCTTGTGCTGACAGTATCAGACAAGATCAGACAAGATATGAGCGTAACATAGAAAGCTATAAGAATAACTTAGAATTGTTGAGGGAATTGTGATGGATGGACTTTATAAAGGATACATCTTAACAAAAGATAAAAAGGCAATTGAGAAGTTTAAAGGTAAGACTTCTAAAGAGCTTAAACAACTTGAAGATGTTGAGAATGAACCTGAATACGCTGGTGTCCTTGCTGATGATACAATTCTGATTGATATTGATGATGAAAAGCAAAGTGAAAAGATGTTTGCTATTGTTCAAGATATGGAAATGTGCTGTAAGGTCACTAAGACTACACGTGGAATGCACTTTCTTTTCAAAAATCACCAGCTCAAAACAAATAAAACACATACCAATCTTGCTATCGGTCTTACAGCCGATATAAAGCTTGGCTCAAAATGCTCTTATGAGCGTATCAAAGATGGTGGCAAACTTCATAGAGTACTATGGGATATTGAACCTGAAAACGGTGAGGTATATCAGGAAGTACCTAAGATGTTTTTACCAGTCAAAAGCGATATACAATTTTCTACTCTTGAAAGTGGGGATGGAAGAAACAGTGCGCTGTTTGGATATATCCTCACGTTACAAAGATTCAAATATACCACTGATGAAATAAAAGATATCCTCAGGAACATCAACAGATATGTACTTGATGAACCTATGGAAGATTCTGAATTAGAAGTGATCATACGTGATAGTGCTTTTCAGAAGCCAGTATTTTATGAGGATAAGAAGTTTTTACATGATGTTTTTGCTGAATATCTGAGAGATACACGCAAGATCATAAAGATCAATAACCAGCTCCATATTTATGATGATGGTGTATATAGATGTGGATATCAGGCAATTGAAAAGGCAATGATAGAAGAGATACCTACTCTTGTATCAGCAAGACGTAAAGAAGTACTCCAATATCTGTATCTGATCTGTGAAGAGAAAGAAATTGCACCTAGCAGATACATTGCATTCACTAATGGAATACTTGACATAGTTACTGGTGATATGCAACCGCATAGTGCTGATATAGTCGTTACAAACATGATACCTTACGACTACAAAGAAGATGCTTACTGTCAGATCACAGATATCACGCTTGATAAGCTGTCATGCAATGATAAAGAGATCAGGGCAATTCTTGAAGAAGCCGTTGGTTATTGCTTTTTCAGAGAAAACACTATTGCTGGTGGTAAAGCACTGATTCTCACTGGCGATAAGTCTAATGGTAAATCAACCTATCTCAGTATGATCATTCATGCACTTGGTACGGATAATATAGCGGCTATGGACTTATCTGAACTATCTGACAGATTTAACACGGCTATGCTTTTCGGAAAGATGGCTAATGTTGGTGATGATCTGAATGATTCTTTTATGAGTGGTAATCAGATAAGCATATTCAAAAAAATAGTTACTGGAAACCGCATTAAGGCTGAGAGAAAAGGGCAAGACCCATTTGAATTTAGCCCATATTGCAAGCTCTTGTTTTCAGCTAATGAAATACCAAGAATGCAAGATAAGACTGGTGCAATCATGAGAAGATTGGAAATCATACCGTTTAACGCTACATTCTCAAAAGATGATAAGGATTATGACCCTTTCATTGGTCAGAAACTTGAAGAGCGTGACAGCATGGAATATTTCATAAAGCTTGGTGTGAATGGTCTTAAAAGACTTCTTACAGCTAATGAATTTACAGAGTGTGAAGCTGTTGAAAATGAGCTTAAGGATTATGAGCGCATAGCTAACCCACTTATGGACTTCTTAGATGATTGCTCAGTGGATGAGATCAAGAACCATACCAGCACAGATGTGTACAAGCGTTATCAGCTTTTTTGCCGTGATAATGGTCTTAAAGAACTTAGTCAGAGAAGTCTTACCCAGCTGATAAAAAAGCATTTAGGGCTGATACAACAGAGAACTGGCTTTTCAGGAAGAGTGTTCGTTGATCCTAATGATTATGTTTTGGAAAAAGCAGATGAAGCAGAATAAAGTTTATATGTACGTTTCGGATGATAAATATGAATTGCCGCTTGCGGTGGCTGATACTCAGGCTGAATTAGCAAAACTGACGCATACAACTCAGAATGCGATATCAAGCAGTATCAGCCATGCAAAAAGCAGAAATGGAAAAAGTCAGTACATAGAGGTTAGCTTAGATGAAACAAAAGATTGAAATGATAATATGCGTTCTAATCGGAATATTCATGATTTGGATTGCATATGTTTCTTACAAGATCGGAATGGTGAGGTAAAAAAAGATGGCGAATGTAAATAATGACGTAACAGCAACATTATCACAAGAGGATAAGGAACTTCTGATAAAAGCTATTAAAGTGTGTGAACAGATTGCAAAGAATTGTAATTATAACTGTGATATGTTCATTGATGCAAGCACGGTATTTGCTGAAATCTATGATGAGTATAGAAATGACGAACTTCCTACAGTAATACATTTATATGAATGAGGTAGAAGAATGAAATTACTTATCGAATTAGATGAAGAATACGTTAAGGCTATTGATAAAATCAAATTTTTAATTGGTGGCAGAACAAACCGCAAGTTGCAGTTAGAAGTAATAAAGGCAATCAAAAACGGCAAAGCACTAGAGCAAGAGTCATTTAAACCAATGGTAGAAATAGATCTACATTCAGTTATTAAGCAGAAATACATTGAGCGTGAGGTATTAGATAAGATAAGAGCCGAGATAGCAGAAATTCAACTAATAGGCTATGCCACAGTTGACGGAAAAAGAGAAATAGCAAGTAGGGCAGTTTTGCAGATTATTGATAAGGCAGAAAATGAGGTAAAAGATGAATCGTGATTTATCTAAGTTTGAGCCACCCAAAGCAGAGCTGGATAAGCTTACTAAAAAGCTATTCGGACTGTCCGTACCACCATCAGGAGATAAAAGAATGAATGAACAATGTAAATTTTGCATACATAACAGTGTATGCGCATATAGAGAGCATTATGAAGATGCAGTAAAACTCTATGAAAAAGCAAGGGCAGAATGCGGTAAGTATCCGTGGTTTAAGTGCAAGATTGAATGTGTTCAGTATCGCAAAGAAGATAATCAGCATATCAAAAGGAGCATAGAAAATGGAAGTATCGAAAATAAAAATGACGGTGAATGCCAGTAAATATGCAATTGGTGAGCTTACACGCAAAGGTAGTATCCAGTATATAACAAATGCACGTGGCGGTGCAAAGGTTATTAACTGGACTGATGCAGTAGAAACACTGGATAAGATCAAAGAAAAACTTACACCGACTTTGGTTGATCTTGTGGCTGATGGCTACTCAGATGGTCAGCTAGTGTATGATCAGGCTTTTTGTCCTAATCCTGATTGCGCTCATGAGTTTGAGTATGACTATGATGCTAATATACATTATTGTCCTGATTGCGGTCAGGCTCTTTTGTGGGAAAGTGAGGATACACCATGAACCTAAGACAGAAAGCCAAACATTATAAAAGGCTATACGAAACTACACTACCTAAAAAGCCATATCCAGTTAAATATGAAACGCATAGTGCAAAGCATCATAGGGTGCACAGCACGGTTGACGAAAGAGAAATAGCTGATGCACAGCAAATACCTCAGTTACTTAAAACCCATATCGAAAATGGCATATTAAGAGAACTAAGACCCTTTATATGGGATAAGTTAAAGGCAGAAAAAGATTTGTATACCGATAAAATCATTTATTCTTTAGATATTTGGATATAATACGCAAGCAGAAAGTAGAGGTAGAAACATGAATATGACAGATTATATGGAAGAGTGCAAGAAATTCTGTGACAAGCCGCACAAAGCCTATGTTCATTTACAGATTGATGATACTGGTAATGTTCAGATGGTCATGGGCGGTATGTTTCCAGTATTGTGTTTGATGATCAATAAGATGCTGGAAAGTATTTGTAAGAAACACGATATGGACTATTACGATTTTATGGCATATTTAGCACAAGCTAAGAGTATGTGGGATAAAAGAGAGGGTAATGATGGATGAACTATATAATTGTCCGATCTGTGGCGGTGAATGCAAGATCACCCAGTATGAATATTATGGAAAGAAGCCTACATTTGGTGTCAGGTGTTTGGAATGTGGACTTGAAACAAGGTCAACTTTCTTGACTAAAATTAAGGTAAAAGAGTACTGGAACAACAGATGTGTAAACGCTGATAAACACTGATGTTTTTAAGAAGTGACAAGCTGAAATATAGATGTTTACTGAGTGCGGTCACTTCTCAATTTTGAAGTGACAAGAAGTGACAAAAATGACTAAGTTGGTCAATGGTTTTTGTCACTTCGGTCACTTCGGTCAGATAGTTTTAAGTTGTTTGTAAGAAAAATTATTACACTTTTTGTCACTTCGGTCAGATGTGGTTTTAGAAGTGACAAGCTGAAACACTGATGTTTTCTAGTTGCGGTCACTTCGGTCACTTCGGTCACTTCTCTATAACTGATTATTTTAAAAATATATGTTTTTATACTGATTTTTTACTTTTTGAGGTGTGAAATTAATAAAAAATATAAGAATATAGAAAGAAGTGACAATTGTGACAAAGTGACAAATTGCGCACAATTTAATTTAGGTGACAGTATCAGGAGCAATAAACATAAATTGAGAGGTACAAAAAATGCTTAGAGAAAAAATAGGTGATGCCGCAATGCTTGAACAGCTTGCAGAAGAGTGTACAGAGCTTGCACAAGCCAGTTTGAAATTTGCTAGAGCGCTGAGAAATGAAAACCCAGTACATAAAAACCCTGATGAGATCATTGACAACTGGCATGAAGAGCTTGCAGATGTAATGTTGTGCATAGGTGAGCTGAACACTGGAAAGACAGAAACAGAAGTTGAAAACTGGATTGAGTACAAACAAAAGCGCATAAGGGAGAGGTTTAAAAATGCAGATAATCGAAATGTCAATTGATGATCTTAAGCCGTATGAGAATAACCCACGTAAGAACAGAGCCGCAATAAAAGATGTTGCGGCTAGTATCCGTGAGTTTGGCTTTAAAGTGCCTATTGTGGTGGATTCCGATAATGTGATTGTTGCTGGTCATACAAGGTATGAAGCCAGTAAGCTCTTAGGACTGGAAACAGTACCGTGTATCATTGCTGATGATCTGACAGAAGATCAGGTAAAAGCTTTCAGGCTTGCAGATAACAAGGTATCAGAAAAAGCCAAGTGGGATGATGAGCTTTTAAAAATTGAGCTTGGTGACATAGACCTTGATATGTCACAGTTTGGTTTTGATATCAAGTTGGATGATGAAGAGGAAGAGCCTAAGGAATACGGCGCAGAACGTGAGCGCACTGGTGACGCTTACAATCTTTCAGACTTTGACCCAGCTCATTGTATGGGTGCTTATGATATGCCAATTATTGATAAGTGCACCTATGTACCGTCTGATCTGATAGGGTTTAACTATGTCCTGAGTGCAAAGGAAGAGGACAAAAAGAAGTGTGTACACTTTTTCATTGACGATTACCAGTTTGAAAGAATATGGAACGACCCAGCAACATACATAGACAAGCTCAGAGAGTTTGACGCAGTGTTTACACCTGATTTCAGCTTATACATGGATATGCCAAAAGCTATGCAGATTTGGAACATATACAGAGCTAGGCTGATCGGTCAGTTATGCCAAAGCGCTGGAATAAAAGTTATACCCACTGTAAGCTGGTCAGATAAACAGTCGTTTACATTCTGTTTTGATGGTCTACCACAACATGGAACTATCGCAGTAAGTACAGTCGGTGTAATGCGTGATGATGAAGCAAGAGAGTTGTGGATTGCTGGAATGGATGAAGCACTTACAAGATTACAGCCTAAGAACGTCATTCTTTACGGCTCACAGATTGATTTTGATTTCAGAAAAGCAAAGGTCTACTGTTTTGATTCACGTAAATTTAATTGATTTCAAGGTGATTTAGTGCTATGTTAGAAGTAGGAGAGGTACAACTATGAGTAAAGATACGTTGTTACATGAGATCAAAAATCAGGGAAGTGTTAGGCTTGGTGATTATATCTTGTGGTATGAACACGGAAAGGTAACACTTGATTATAACTTTGGTGAAAAGATCACGGAGTTTAAGACGCTGGAAGATGCTTACGAAAACGGTATGATTGACGGTGTGAGCATTAAGGATTTCACAGCTGACAAGACACTGGATGATCTTTTCAGCATGACATTTACAACAAAGTCTATGATCTGATTTTGAATTTGATATAAATTGAGCCATTGAGCCGATATTTACACTTAAGTGTGTAAAGTCGGCTCTTTTTATTTTGCTGATAGGAGAAAAAAGATGGGTGGTAGAGGTTCAAGTTTTAGTGATGGTAGAGGGTTAGATTTTGGCGCACCAAAAGGCGGCAATCCTAAATATCTATTCCCATCACAGCTTAACAGACTTAATAAGACTGGTGATCAGGATAGAATGATTGACCATTTCCAAGAGGTTTACGGCAAGAAAAACTCAGAGTATCTAGCCGCAATTGATGAAAATGGTTATGTAGTTACACACATTGCTGGTCAGCGTGGCTCAGTAACACTTGATTACAAGGGCATGGCAAGAGCTACCAGCAACAAAGATGTTATCGGTGTTCATGTTACACACAATCATCCGTATCATGGATGGGGTAATTTTAGTGGCGCTGATCTTATGAATTTTGCTCAATTCAATATGCGCTCACATAGTGCTGTGAGTACTAATCTTACACCTGAACAAGCGGCTAAGATCGGTAGTAACGCAAGCAGAAGAAGAGCTGGAACATATAAGATTTCCAAGACAAAGGATTTCAAAGCCAGTGATTTTACAAGAGCGCTTAACAAAGTCAAGGTGTCTGACAGTGACTATGACCGTACACTCACGAACTGGTTAAGAGCCAATCAGAAGAGATACGGCTATAAATTCACTTATACACCGTCTACTAGATAAATGGTGGTGATCATGTGAGTAGGTTTAGCATACAGAAAGAGAAAGAAAAACAGAATGAAAAGCCTAAGACACCAAGAGCTGAAAAGGGTGTTCACGAAAAAGGCAAAGTGCCATATGGCTGTACACCTTTTACAGAGCTTACACCTGAACAGCAACATGACTTTCATGTGAAAGGTGGTAGAGCCAGTCAGCTTGTGAGAAAAAGAAAAAGATCACTTGCAGAACTGGCGGCGGTTATTGGTGATTCTGATATCAAGTCAGCTGAAACAAAGAAAACACTTTCTAATCTTGGTGTTGATGTTGATGAAATGACAAACAATGCGGCGGTTGTTGCCAGTATCTATCGTAGTGCTATTCGTGGTAATATGAGCGCCGTTGACAAGTGGGAACAGCTGACAGAGCGTGTTAAATCTGACAAGTCACATTATGAATTACCAGCAAGTCAGCTTGGTAAGGCTTTTGTTGATATCAACAGACAGATAGAGCCTAACAAAGAATATGTGTTCAAAGGTGGTAGAGGTTCACTTAAATCTTCATACGTTGGATTTAAGATCATAGAGCTTATCAAGAATAATCCACTTATGAATGCTTGCGTTGTCCGTAAGGTGTCAAATACATTAAAGGATTCCGTATATGCTCAGATCAGGTGGTGTATTATCCAGCTTGGATTAGAGGAACAGTTTAAATTTACAACCTCACCTATGGAAATCAAGTATATAAAGACTGGTCAGGTCATTTATTTTCGTGGTGCTGATGACCCAGCAAAACTTAAATCAATCAAGCCCAGCATGGGTTACATTGGTATATTGTGGTTTGAAGAGGTTGACCAGTTTAACGGTGATGAAGAGTTAAGAAACATACAACAGTCAGTACTCAGAGGTGGTGACAAGTCATATCTGTTTAAGAGCTATAACCCACCAAAGAGCCGTAGTAACTTCATGAACAAGTATGTGCTAGAGCCTAAGAGCAATCTTGTGGTGCATAGTTCAAACTATAAAGATTCACCGATTGAATGGCTTGGTGAATTTTTCATCAATGAAGCTGAGCACTTGAAAGAAACAAGACCTGATGCATATGAGAATGAGTACATGGGTGTAGCCAATGGTTCAGGCGGTCTTGTTTTTGACAACGTAGAAGCACGAACTATCACAGATGATGAGATAAAACGGTTTGATAGAATATTTCAGGGTGTTGACTGGGGCTGGTATCCTGATCAATACGCATTTCTTAGAACTTATTACGATTCAGCAAGAGAAACAATTTATATCTTTGATGAAAACTACGTGAACAAACAGAGTAACGCTGAAACTGGAAAATGGATTTTAGATCATGGTTATAACGATTATCCAGTGATCTGTGATAGTGCAGAGCCTAAGAGCGTGAATGACTATATTGATCTGAGTATTCCAGCACGTGGCGCAATCAAAGGCGCTGGCTCAGTTGATTATGGTTTCAAGTGGTTACAGCGTAGAAAGATTGTTGTTGATTCTGTAAGGTGTCCTAATGCTTATCGTGAGCTTATGGACTATGAGTATGAAAAAGATAAAGAGGGTAATGATATAAGCGGTTATCCTGATGGTAATGATCATGCTATATCAGCGTTAAGATATGCATATGAGCCGCTATTCAACAGAAGAGGTGCAAGCGCATAATGGGTTTAATGTCATGGATAAAGGGGATAATGAGAAATATGTTTACTGATGCCGCTAAGAGAGATTTTGCAACTGATGTGATTGAAAGTAATGAAATGCAAAATGCCATTCTGACTTGGCTCAATGTCTATCGTGGTATTCCGTCTTGGGTATCTGAGGACGGTGTTAGGACTATCAAGATGGCAAAAACAGTATCAAGTGAAACGGCTAGACTTGCTAACCTTGATATTGATGTACAGTTTGACGGCTTGCGTGGTCAGTACATGACTGATTTTTGGACTAACAGTGTAAAGCCCAAGCTCAGAAATTGGACTGAATACGGTATAGCTTGCGGTACTATGATACTAAAACCAAACGGTGAGGGTGTTGATCTTGTTACACCTGATAGATTCAACATTGTTGATATGGATGGTAACGGTAATATTACTGGTATCATCTTTCAGGACAGATATGTACAAGGGCGATACTGGTACACAAAGCTTGAATATCACAGATTTGAAAAACAGCTTGACGGTTCAAGAGTGTACATGATCAGTAATAGGACTTATAGGAGCACTGGTGAAAGCAGTATAGGTCAGATGATTCCGATTACAGATACAAAGTGGTCTAACCTTTTGCCTGACGTTGCAATAAATCAGCGCAATGGAATGGGTATACGTGGTAATTTGTTTGGTGTATTTGTAATGCCAGCGGCTAATGATATTGATTTTGATAGTGCGCTTGGTGTTTCCATCTTTGGTGATGCACTCAATGAGTTACGTGATCTTGATGTTGCTTACACACGTGCACAAGCTGAAATATTCGATTCAGAAACAATTGAGCTGTTAGATGACAGACTACTTTCAATGGCTGGAAGTAAAGCAAGTGTGAGAAGCAATATTAAATTACCTCACCACGTGCACAATGTTTACGGCTCAAATGCAAATGAGTTTTATCAGGCTATTGACAGACAGCTTAAGACCAGTGATAGAAAAGTTGGTATTGACCAGCTGTTATCATTTATCGGTTATAAGTGCGGTTATTCAGATGGGTACTTTGTACTTGATCAGAAAACTGGAATGGTCACAGCAACACAAGTTGAAAGTGATGACCGTAGAACAATACAGCTTATCAAAGATGTGCGTGATAATTTGCAAGTGTGTTTAAACCAGCTCTTTTATGCACAGTCTGTTTTCGCTGATCTTTACGGATATGCACCAGTAGGTGATTATGTACCAACATTCTCTTTCGGTGATATCACTTACTCATATCAGGAAGATAAAGCTATGTGGTGGACTTATGTACAGAGCGGAAAAGTACCAGCATGGATGTACTTTATGAAGTTTGAGAAGATGACAGAGGATGAAGCAAAACAGATGCAAGCTGATCTTGATCAGGCTGAGTTTGAGAAACAGCAAAAGCAAGTGGGGCTTTTTGGCTCAGAGGAATAAAAATAATGGCTAGGCTTGGTAATTTTTTCAGATCAATGTTTGGAAAACTGAGTATAAACAAAGTCAACGGTGGTGCGGCTATCACTGTTGACTTTTCCGCATTTGGTCATAAGCTGGATATCGCACAGCAAGCGCTTGATGCACAAGTGTGGAATGATATGCAACAGTATATGCCACATGGTAGCACTGGTAATCTTATAGCTCAGACTGGTTTACTTAATGCCAATGCAAGCGGTGAAGTGTTCGTATATCCACCTGAACTTGATTATGGTCATTACCAGTATGAGGGTATAAAATACGTTGACCCAGTATATGGGATTGGTGCTTTTTATGACCCTGATTATGGGTACTGGTCAAGACCAAACGTAAAGAAGATACCAAGTGATATACCACTTTTTTATTCATCACCAAAAGCAGAAGCACACTGGGATGAAGTAGCTTACGCTAATCATGGTGATGAATGGGTACGTGTAGCAAAACGTGCAATGACTTGATAGAAAAGAGGTGAAACAATGCTGACACCTGAATATCTTGCAAATGTAATGGATAAAACAGAGCAAAAGATGTCTGATCTGACAAAGTATCTCTTAGATCAGATGGCTGAAAGTTTTGAAGCAATATGGGAGCGTGACGGAAAAATAGAGTTTATGCCAAAACATATGTATGATTTGCGTAAGCTTGAAAACGCTGGTCTTTTATACAATGACATTGAAAAAGAGCTGTCAAAGAGATTACCAGCAATTCAAAAAGAGATCAAGGCGGCTTTCTATGATGCCGCTGGTGAGATTGAAAAGGGTAACAATGATTTCCTGAAAGACTTGATTGACGATATCCATAAGAACGGTGATCTGACAGATGTTGGAATACCAAAGACGGCTGAAAAGTATGGAATGACAGCTAAAGAGCTTAGAATGTTGGAAAGTGCATACAGCCGTACTAATGGTGAAGTGACTAATCTTACTAGGACAACCGCAAGATCAAGTGTTACAGAATTTCAAAAGGTCTGTGATGATGCATACATGAAAGTATCCAGTGGTAAAAATATTGATACAGCCATTACAGAAGCAATTGAAGAGCTTGCAAGACAAGGTATCACTACTGTCAGTTATGGTGGCAGAAAAGACAAAATTGAGGTTGCCATTGCAAGGGCTGTAAGAACTGGTGTAAATCAGGCAAACGCTGATATCATGCTTACAAGATGTGCGGAACTTGGTGTAAATCATGTACTTGTATCACAGCACGTAGGCGCACGTGTCACAAAAGCTAATGACTATACTAATCATTCATGGTGGCAAGGTAAGGTGTACAGCCTTGATTGGAACAAAGATGTACTGAAAAAGTACAATGTTACTCAGGAAGAGAAAGAAGAGAAAAAAGGTTTACTTGGATTCTTTAACAAGGTGAGAGAGTTTGTCACTTCCAAGTTTGAAAAGAAATACCCTGATTTTATTGAAACTTGTGGATACGGTGATATCCTTGGGATATGTGGTATAAATTGCCGTCACTCTTTTTCTATGTTTTACCCTAAGATCAACAAGAACACATACAAGCCCATAAGTGAAGAGGAAAACAGAGATAGATACGGAAAAGAGCAACACGCTAGAGCCTTAGAGCGTAAGATCAGGGAATTAAAGTATACGCTATCCGCACTTGAAGCAAGTGGAAACAAAAGTGCTGAAACCATGAAAAAGATTGACTGGTGTACCGATAAGTTAAGAGAAACACAAGCTGAGTATCGTTTATTCTGTCAGAAAAATCATATAAGCATGGAAAATTGGCGGTTGAAAATAGCTGAATAATGTTTTATTATAAAGCTAGGGGTACATATGAAAACTAAATGGATTAAATGTCCAGCTTGCGGACACCCTAAACTGGTAAAGATCAGGGATGATACAAAGCTGTTGAACTTTCCAGCATATTGCAAGCACTGTAAAAAAGAAGTGATAATAACCATTGAGCCTATGAGCCGATTAATGAACGCTTAAAAAGCGTTTCGTTGATTGGCTCTTTTTATTTTGGTAAATGCGAACTGTCGTTTAAACAGTATCTCATTTCGTAGCGGTTACTGAACCGCATTAACAAAACTTTTAAGAAAAGAGAGGGAAAAATAATATGGCTATCAACATTCTAGACAAGCTGAAAGAGTTTAACGTTGAGGTTACAGCTGATATGGAAAAAGCCTTTAAAGGTGAATTTATATCGGTTGATGAACACAACAAGAAAGTCAAGAGAGTAGAGGATGAGCGTGATAACTTGCAAAAGAATTACGATCAGGCAAAAGCTACGCTTGACGGTTTTGAGGGTAAAGACCTTGCTCAGATCGAGAAAGATCGTGATGAGTGGAAAGAGAAAGCTGAAAACGCTGAAAAGGAATACAAGCAAGCGCTTGAAAAGCGTGATTACGCTGACTTGATCGAAAAGGCTACCGCAGAGCTTAAGTTTACTTCTAACAGCGCAAAGAAAGCATTCAAGGCAGAGCTTATGGAAAATCCATTACCAGTAAAAGATGGTAAGTTGCTTGGCTTTGATGATTTCGTAAAAGTCTATGAAGAGGGTGACAAGGGTGCATTTGTCACAAATGATGATGAAACACAAGCCCAGTTTACCACACCAAACAGCCGTGGTAATGCACCAAAGAGTGATGACGCTAAGACAGCGGCACTCAGAGCGGCTATGGGCTTACCACCTGAAAAGAAGGAGTAAATAACTATGCCAAATTCAATTGCTCTTGCAAAAAATTATGTTGAGTTACTTGATGAAGTTTACAAGAACGCTTCTCTTACAGCTAACCTTATCAGAAATGATGGTTTCGTAAGAGCTGGCGCAAACGCTAATGAGGTGCTTGTACCTAAGATCAGTATGTCAGGTCAGGCAGATTACAGCCGTAACAGCGGTTATGTTAAAGGTGATGTAACCGTTGGCTGGGAAACACTCAAATTCAACTATGACAGAGGTCGTCTGTTTGAAGTTGACAGCATGGATGATGAGGAAACAATCGGTGTTGCATTCGGTATGCTTGGCGCTGAGTACATTCGTACTAAGGTTGTTCCTGAGGTTGACGCTTTCACTTTCGCAACACTGGCTGGCGCAACTGGTATTTCAAGCACAACTGGAACAATTTCTACTGGTGCTGACGCTATGGATGCCATCAAGACAGCTAATGATCAGATGGATAATGACGAGGTTACAGCAAACAGAATACTGTATGCTACACCAGCTGTTATCTCATCTATTCAGGCAATGGATACAACAAAGAGCCGTGAGCTTTTGGGTGCTTTTTCAGCAATCGTCAAAGTTCCACAGAGCCGTTTCTATACAGCCATTGATCTGTATGATGGTACAACCAGTGGAGAAGAGGCTGGTGGATACGTAAAGCACGTATCAACTGGTGCTTCTGATGAAGCTGGAAAGAACATCAACTTTGTTATCGTAGAGCCTAGCGCCGTTGTTAAATTCTCTAAGAGAATTGTCGGTAACATCATTACTCCTGAAGCTAACCAGTCATCTGATGGTTATATTCAGAAGTTCAGAGAGTATGATCTTTGTGACGTACTTGAAAATAAGGTTGCTGGTATCTACGTAAATCACGTTGCGTGATGTATGAGGTAATCATATGAGTAGAGTTGTAGGTATGAGATCAGGTTTACCAATTTCTGAGCGTCCTTTAACTCCTCCCAAGTCAGAAGTGGTGGCTGAAAAAGCCACCACAACTGATGAAGTAAAAGAGGTAAAGACAGAGAAAAAGGCAAACAGAAAGAAAAGATAAATGGGCTACGTAGATTATGAATACTATACAAATTCATATTTGGGTGATCTGATCACTGATGAAGCTGTTTTTAACAAGTTTGAAGTCAGGGCTAGAGCCAAGATTGATCGTATGTGTCATAATCGGCTGGCTGATGGACTACCTGAGGATGAAACATTACTGACCAAGATTGAAAACGCTATGTGTGCTGTGATTGATGTACTTTATCAGCTTGATATACAGAAAAAAGCGGCGCTGAATGGTGACGGCGGTAATGTGAAGTCAAAGAGTAGTGGAAGTGAAAGCATCACATACGCTGATGATAAGACAGAAATAACGGCGGCTCTTGAAAGTGTCAGTGCACAAGATAGGCTTATCTATCAGACAGCACTTGATTATTTAAGCGGTACTGGTCTGTTATACGCTGGATTGGATGGCTGTAATGAGTGATGTTTTTTATAACAAAACGGTGACTATTTACAACAAGTCAACAAGTGATGATGTAATGGGTGCTGATACTTGGTATCCAACTGTACTTTCCAATGTCAGGGTACTTTTTGAGCATGGAAAACATAAATCACTAGAGGGTGAAAGTGTTACAAATGATGTGCGCTTGCACATTTCCACTGTTGATTTATCACCTGAGTATCTAAAGCCTATTGAATGGCTTGCTAAAGAGGATAAATCAGGGTGTTTTACCTTACAGCAAAACAGTGATTTCTTTGTTATAGGTGATACAAGCTCAGAAGATACAAGTACATCTGATTTCTTGGAATACATGAAGTCAAAATATGATGATCTGTTCATGATAGTCAGCGTGGGTGAATTTGAGTTGATACCACATCTTGAAGTGATTGGAGCTTAGTTTTGGAAAATAGAAATCCTTTAAGCATAAGTGAACAAGAACAGATTTCGGCGGCGATATTGCAGATAGTTGCAAGCTATACAGATTTTCCAAGCAATATCACCAGTAAAAAGATTTTTTGGCAACACATAGAGCCTAATGGTTCAGTTGGTGTCTTTGGTCTTACTGGTGCGGTATATCTCAGAAGATATGTAAGCGGCAATTTCAGAGCGCAATTTCCTTTCTGTATCAGATACACTTGTAATCCAACAAGTAACGCTGATCGGATAACTAAAAGGGCTGTTCTTGATAAGCTGGCTGATTGGATTTGTAACAAGATTGAGTATCCTGATCTTACGGATGGTAGAACGATTGACAAGATCGAACAAACAAGCGTAACAACACTTGCTGGTGTTGATGATAACGGTAATGAGTTATATCAGTGCAATTTTGTACTGGAATACTCCAAAGTAAGTTAAAGAGAGGTAAAGAACATGGCACAAGATAGAACTAATATGGTATCACTTCTTGATGTTGGACTTCTTAACAACGGCTCAGAAAGCAATATCCTTGAAATGGGTGACGGCTATACAGAGCTTACAGAAGATTGGGGTCCTGATGTAGAAAGTACCCAGTACATCAATATGAAAGCAAAATCATCAACTCTTAAGGGTTATGAGTTTTCCATGACACCTGAGAGGGAATATCTCAATGATGATATGCAGACACACATTGATGATCTGTTTAAGACGTTTCCAACTGGCACAGCTTGTGAAACCTACTATTACAGATTTTACAAGACTGATATGACAACAGATCAGCAGGGTGTATCCACTGGTGATTGTATCCGTGTACCAGTCATTGTTGCACCGTCAAGTACTGGTGGTGAGGGTGGTGAAGTACTCACCAGCGCCATTCAGATTTCAGGTAACGGTGAGGTTGAGCTTGGAACACTTACAATTTCAGCAAGCGGCACATATTCATGGGCGGCTCAGTAAACGTGGTTAGTAGCTATTAACATAAAAGTCGGAGTACGTTCCTTTCAGTCGTATTCCGACTTTTTCTGAAAGGGTGTTAATTATGGGTGACATTTTAGAGATCAAAGTTGAAAGCAGTTTAAAAAAGATTAAGTGCAATGATTATGATGATTTCATTGTAATTGATGTATCAGACAAGCGTACTTTTGAGAAATTCAGCAACCTTTTAAATAGGTGTACTGAGATCAGTGATAATTTCCAAAAGGAAATGAGTAATAAAAACATCATTGAAACGGATGATGAAGATTTGAAGATCAAGCAGACACTTGAAGTATGTCAGACAGATATCAAGTACATCAATGAGCTGATCACAGAGTTTGATGGTGTGTTTGGTAAGGATTCCGTTTATAAGGTATTCAGAGAAAACTATGAAAATGACCCTGAATACATTCCTGATGAAAGTCAGCTTGTGGATTACTTAGAAGCTCTTATTCCTATCATGGAAAAACTGTTTGGTGAGCGTTTCCAGCGCAACAAAAAGAAATACAATGTAGCTTTTCATGGTAAGCATACCAAAAGATGAACATTCTTTTAGAGCCTTTACCTACTGAGTATGACGGATATGAAGTAAATACAGATTTTCGTATCGGTATTCAGATAAACCTCATGATGGAAGATAAAGAGCTTACTGGCTATGAAAAGAACATTTTGCTTATTGATTTACTGTTTGGTAATGAAGATGGCAGTGTGAGAGATCATCCAAAAGACGTTAAAGATGTTCTTAACTGGCTTATGACTGGATGGTATACAGACAAAAACACCAGTAGTAAAAAGCATGAACGGCTTATTGATTACAACATAGATCAGTGGCGCATATATTCTGATTTCATTCAGATATATCACATCAACCTAAATGAGATTGAAAGTATGCACTTTTGGGAATTTCAAGCGCTTTTATGGAATATGCCTGATGAACAGTCATCTTTCTTAAAGGTCATATCTATAAGACGTAAGAAGCTAAAGCCCAAAATGTCAAAGACTGAGAAAGAAGCAATTACCAAAGCGAAAGCTATATATGCACTGGAACAGCCAAACGAAAAACAGTTTTCTGATGAGGATAAATCTAAGATAGATTCTTTCGACAAGATTCAGGAAGAAAGAAGAAAGAAGCAAGAAATAGCACAAGAATTTTTGAAAAAATGAGGTAGCTTATGGCTGGCGGTTATGATGGTGAGATCAAAATAAATACAAGAATAGACGCTAATAATGCATCAAGTCAGATTTTGACACTTGAAAACCGCATGGCAAAACTGGCTAGTAAAATTGATGGCTTAAAATCCAAAATGGAAGCTCTTGGAAATTCTCAGATACCAACTGAGGAATACGCTGGTTTACAGAAAGAGCTTGATAAAGCACGTGATTCACTTATAAAGCTGTTAGAAAAGCAAGAAAGATTTCTTAGTACTGGCGGCGAAATGGATTCTCAGGCATATAAAAACATGGAATTTGATGTTAATAGCCTAAGAGATAAGATCACAGAAGCAACAGCCGCTTTACAAGAATTAGAGAACAGCGGAAATGCTTTTACTCTTGGAAGTGATACGGCTGAGTATTCTGATCTTGCAAGCAAAATAGCACTTGCAAACGGTGATATGAAAGCACTTGTTAAAAGGCATGATGAGCTTATAGCCAAGAGTAAACAAGCTGGTACTACTGGCAAAAAAGCTATGAGTGATATCGGTAAAGGTGCAAAGCAAGCAAGCGGACAGACAAAAGGACTTGTTACAAGTCTTAAAGGTGGTATTGCAACCTTACTTAAATATGCGCTTGGGATGAAAGCTGTTACTGGTGTTTTCAGAGTGCTTAAAGACTTGCTCAAAGAGGGTCTTGAAAACTTAGCGCAGTATTCCAGCACTTACAATGCCACAATGAGTGGATTCACAAGTGCTACGGCTACACTTAAGAACAGTTTGGCTACGCTTGCTGAACCTATTCTTAATCTTATAATTCCAGCACTTACCACTATGATCAACTGGGTAATAAGTGCTATCAATGCATTTAATCAGCTCATGGCTGTTTTAGGTGGTAAATCCACATGGACTAGAGCTGTGACACAGCAAAAAGACTATGCAAAGTCTTTAAAAGGTACAGCATCAGGAGCAAAAGAAGCATCAACAGCACTTGCTAAATTTGATGATCTTGACGTGTTAAAACACAATGATTCATCAGGCGGTGGCGGTGGCGCTGGTGAGCTTACTGGTGCTGACGCTTTTGAGGAAGTACCGATTGATGAAAGCAAATGGGATTGGATTGATGATGTAAAAGATAGACTTAAAGCTTTATGGGATATCTTTAAAGATGGATTCATGTATGGTCTTGGTGACTGGGAAACAAGGTGGGCTGATCTGTTACAAGGCATTGAGAGAATTAAAAATGCTCTTGTAGAGATATTCACTGACCCTGAGGTGCTCGCATCAATGAACAGATGGCTTGATTCGTTTGTATTCATGCTTGGCACTCTTGCTGGTGCGGCGGCTTCGATTGCACTCACCATAGCAACGGCTCTTATAGGTGGTCTTGGCATCTATATGATGGAACATACAGAAGAGATCAAATCTTATCTGATATCCATGTTTGATATAGGTACTGAGATAAATTACCTCATAGCTGATTTTGCGGCGGCTTTTGCTAATGTATTTAGTGCTTTTGCTGGTGAGAACGGACAAGAAGCAGTTGCTAATCTGATAGCTATATTTGCTACTTGTTTTGCAACTATTACAGAGCTTGCGGCTAGGCTTGAAAGAGATATACTTACATTCTTGTTTCAGCCTTTCATTGATAATCAAGAGGGATTCAAGGCGGCTATTGACGGTACACTTGGGGTACTCAGCACAGCGCTTGAAGCAATCAAAAATGTATTAGAGCCTTTGGGTCAATACCTGATCAGTATTTATGATGAGCATATAAAGCCACTTTTCGATAATACAACAGAGAGTGTAAGTGCTTTTGTTGAAATGCTCTTAGCATTTTACAACGAAACATTCTTACCATTCATGCAAGGTATTATCGAACAGTTACAGCCATTCTTGGAAACATATATTGTACCAATGTTCACAGCACTGTTTGATTTTATAGGCTCACTTGCTGAATTGCTCAATTTCTTACTGAATACGGTACTTATACCATTGATTTCGTGGCTTGTTGCAAATCTTTTACCAGTGATTTTGCCTATCATTCAGACCATCATAAATGTGGTAAAGACCGTTCTTATAACGATTTCAACAGTGGTTACTACGATTCTTAAACTTCTTAAATCAGTTATTGATTTTGTAGTAGATGTATTCACTGTCGGATGGGATGAAGCTTGGAACAAGCTTAAAGATACTTGGGCTAGTATTTGGGATACAATGCTTGAAAAAGTTACAGCAATTGTCAATGCGATCATTGATATTATCAACAGTCTTATAGAAACCGTTGAAAGCGCTGTAAATGCAATACTAAGCATGGTGGATTCTATACCAGTAATCGGTGATATAGCTGGTGAGCTGGGTATGCCAAGTAGTGTAAGTTTTAGTAACATTCCTCACTTGGCTGGTGGCGGTGTTACATCAGGAGCTACACTTGCTGAGATTGGTGAAGCTGGAAGAGAAGCGGTATTACCACTTGAACAAGATACAAGCTGGATGGATGAATTAGCACAGCGTATTAGTGGTAATAATAGCGGAAATGGAACAGCAATAATGGAGCTTGACGGTGAAACATTTGCAAGGCTGATTGTTCCTTATACTCAGGGTGAGAGTGTAAGGACTGGTGTAAGACTTAGTACGGTATGAGGTGAATGATGGAACATACATATACGCAAGGTCTTATTATAGACGGTACACATTACAATATTCCTCTTGTAGAAGTCAAGCGTACTTTTGATTTCCTTGAAAAGTACGCTGACCGTACTGAGGATGGTGAGATACACATTGAAACTATCGGTGGATATCAGAACTATCAAGTAAAGATAGGCATTATAAATGATACCAGCTTATATAAGAGCCTATTTAATCATATTACAGATTGCAGTAACAGATTTCATACAGTGGTTTTACCTGATAGCAACGGAAACTTTACCTTTGAGGGGTATTTTTCCAGTATTTCAGATAAGATGCACAAGGTTTATGAAAATGATGTTGAGTATGAGGGTCTTACTTGGAAAATGACAGAAAGAAAACCTACTAAGACACCATAAAGAGGTAAACATGAGTAGTAGAAGCACATACGCAAAAGCTGAAATGAAATTTATAGATACCACAGCACTAGATGATGCAGTGGAAAGCACTGACTATAATCAGTCTTTTGCTGATCTGTCATTACTCAAAGATCAGGTATCATCTGATGATTACATAAACCTTGGACTTAATTACACTGTTTTGGATGGCTCAAAATCTGAAATGCCTGACAACGTATCAGATATAGCCTTTTTCAGCAACGTTAAGTCTAATAGCAATTGTCTTTTTGATGATGTACCAATGATCACTGTTGATTTTACAGAAAATCACACATCATGTGGTATCACATTGTTTTTTGCTAATGAAGCACCAAAGAAAGTACAGCTGATATGGTATGACCTGAATAATGTACCACTGGAAAATAAGACTGTGATCATAAACAGCCTTACATACTTTGTAAATGCACAAGTTACTAACTACGGAAAACTGGAAATATATTTCCTTGAAACATATTTACCTAACAGATATATACAGCTCAATTATATTCTGTATGGAATTATCCTTGATTGGCAAGATCAGCTGATACAGTCGGCTACACTGACTGAGGAAGTAGACGAAACAAACAACACTTTACCTATGAACAAGTGCACACTTGCAATCATAGATGAAAACAATGATTTTGATATTGCCAATTCAAACGGCGCTTGGAATGCTGTACAGAGAAACCAAAAAATCATTCTTGATGAGATTATTGACGGTGTAACTATTCCGCTAGGTGATTTCTACCTAAAAGATTGGTCATTCAGTAAGAACATAGCAAAATTCAATCTGATTGACATAGTTGGTTATATCGAACAGTTTACGTTTTATGGTGGAATATACACCGATTATCCAGTATCAGACCTTATTGACGATATCTTAGAGCCTTGCGGTATAGATTATCAAATATCGGCTGATCTATCAGGTATTACAGTAAGTGGCTATCTTGGAATAATTACTTGTAGAGCCGCTTTACAGCAAGTGTGTTTTTGTACTGGTATCATGGCTGATTGTAGTAGATCAGATCATATCAATATTTTTATTCCTGAAAGCTACGTTAAGACCAGCATTGATACTGATAGGAAATTCAACGGTAACAGCAAGGTCACTCTTGATAAGTATGTATCCAGTATCAAGATCACAAGTAGTAAGTACACCAAAGCTAGTGAAGTATCGGAAATATACAACGGTGAGCTTGCGGCTGGTCAGACAAAAATTGAGTACACGCAACCATTTGATACAGACATATCAGTTGATAATACGGCTGTTTGTACCATTCTTGAAGCACATAACAACTATTGTATTGTTTCAATGAGAAGAGCCGCAACAGTTGTTATCAGCGGTTATGCATACAATAAATCAGATTTTTCCACACTTAAGGAAGTGGAAGAGCTTGAAGCAAATGAGCTTGAAAATGCAAAAGAATTTAAGTGTGATCTGTACAGTACTGTAATTGGTGATGTTCTCCAAAAACTTCTTGATTTCTACTCATACAGACAACTTGTAGAGGTCAAATATCTGATTGATTCAGAAATGGTTACTGACTGGGTATCAGTAAGAGATAAATCAAGAAACATGACAGCGGCGCTTATTTATCAGCAAAGCATTGATTTAAGCGGTGGGTTTATCGCAAAGGCAAAGTTACGTGGTTATAACGTTGTTCCTGATTATCACTATTACGCTGGCACAGAGCTTTATGGAAATGATGATTTCTTGATCTAAGAGGTATGAAATGGATTGGATACAACCAATATATGATAGGACAACCGCAGATGTTACAAGAGCCTTATATTTGCAAGAAAAAGGTTTTTCCAGCATGACCACAGATGAACAGAATGAGTGGTTATCAGGTCTTAAGGGTGCACTCAATAAGAGTGATCTTGAAAGAATAGAAAATGATATCCAGTTTCTTTCAGATGTTGAAGATTTAGGGCTTGTAACATATTGCGGTAATGTTCCTGAACAGCCAAAAACCTCATATTTTAACAACCTGAGGTCAAACGTACAGAGCATAAGAAATGCTTTTGCAATGCATACAGATACACCATCTGTACCAAGTGCGCCACTGAACAGTTTTAGTGACTGGAATGATATAGAAGAGATACTAGCAACAGCATATGAAACATTTAATGCTAGGGTATTCTATTACGCTGGTACAGAGCTTTACAGTGGAAACAATGTATTAATTTAAAGAAAAGGAGTATAAAAAATGAGTTTTGATAAGAAAACGTGGGCTGACAGAGTAAGTGAATATCCAGCAAGACGTACACTTACTAATGAAAGCGGTGCAAGCAGTGTATACACCGTTGAGCGTAATGAGGGTACTGTAACTGTTGAGGGTGACGCATTCAGCGCTGAAAACATGAATGATCTTGAGAATAGAATTGATAACGCTATCTCAGATATTGATGATACACTTACTAATCTGATCAAGCTGAAATGTAACTGTGATGATTTCATGATTGGTCAGACAGTTACTATCACGGATGGAACAACTACACTCAGCTTAGAGGTGGATGATACAAAGGTGATCACTTTTGTACTTCCTAATCTTGGAACATGGACTCTTACAAATCCAGTAACTGGTGCTACTAAGGAGTTTGAAGTTGATTATTACGGAACGTATGAAACAACTATCAAATCCTACTACTATTACACAATGCAGATTGATCATTCAAAATCTGACCCAGCTAAGATGTGTTCATACGTGGGTGATATTGCTGGTCATGAAACTGGTCATGATGCTTGGGTAAATGAGCCTATTTTCAAAGACTTAGCACCATGTATCTTAGTTGGCGGTGCTGTTACAGCATACCTTGACCGTGATAACTATGAAAGAACGGTAGAGGGTGGTTCAGCCGCAATTACCACACTTGGAAATGATGTAATGATAGAGATACCTTATCGTATCGGCTATCGTATTGAATGGCTTGATGATAGTATCCTTGAAGTTTCTATCACCAATAATCCTAATGATTCTGATTATAACTATGATGCATTCTCACTGAATAGTTATAACGACTGTGACAAAATCTATATCGGTGCATACAAGGGCTTTGTATCATCCAATACACTTTATTCTGTATCAGGAAAAACACCTACTGGAAGTGTTACTGAAACCAATTTCAGAACATATGCACGTAACAAAGGCACTGGTTATCAGATCAGAGGTAACGGACAGCTTAAGTTGTGGCAGTGTATGTATCTTATTCAGTATTGTAATCTCAATTCTCAGGAGCAAGTTGGCTATGGCTATGTAAATTCAAGCCATTCAGCCGCAACCGCAACTGGTGGAGCAAATAACTATGGTTTTGATTCTGAGATCATTACAGAGAGTAACCCTACTTACATGACAGACCAAAACCATCAGGTAAAGTGTCTTGGTCTTGAAGATGCTTGGGGTAATATTTGGGAATTTATAGACGGCTTGGGGTCAGATGCAAGCAGAAACATCATGACTTGTCAGTGTGCTGTTAATTATGCTACTGAGCTTACAAACTACACGAACAACGGTAACGGTGGTGTATCAGCAAACTTGGCAAATTACATGAGTGTACCTCAGGGTGGCTCAAACGCTGGCTTTACTGGAAAGGCGGTAAATGGAAGTACCACAACGTACTATTGTGATTGTGCTTATCTTTCGCCGTCTTGTCTTGTGATTTTCGGTGGTTATTGGTCTAGTGCCTTGACTGCTGGTGCTTTCCAGCTTGCTCTGACGTATACTTTCTCTTTTTCCGATGCCTCTGTCGGCGCGCGCTTGGTTTATTTGCACCTTGAAAGTTAAATAATATGACCTTTTAACATAGGCAATGTCATAAGCAGATTTGCTATTGTTGAGTAAAAAGTATTAGTAAAACAAGATTATACTAATCTTTCACCGTCTTGTCTTACGAAATTCAGTGGTAATTGGAATAATGCCTTGAATACTGGTACTTTCCAACTTAATCTGAATAATACTTTCTCTAATTCCAATACCAATATCAGCACGCACTTAATGTTTTCAATGTAATTACACGGTTTACACCACTATGGATTGACATTGCCTTGCCGCTTGGCAAAACACACAACATTCTAAAACAGTGTTAGTAACCATGTTTAGATCATGTTTAGATCATGATTTAAACATGGTGAAAACTCTAAAGAGAAAACACCAATGAAAAGAAAAGGGAATATTTTTGAACAGATATGTTCAATGGATAACTTAAGGATTGCGCATAGAAAAGCTAGAGAAGATAAGTTGTTTTATGAAGAAGTGAAAATGGTAGACAAAGACCCTGACTATTATCTTTCACAGATTCGGAAAATGCTACTGGATGAAACTTATGAAGTATCACCATACGCAATATCCATTATCAATGATAAAGGGAAAGACAGAGAACTTGCTAAACTTCCTTACTTTCCTGACAGAATAATACAATGGGCTATCATGTTACAGATTGAAAGCACATTTACCAGTACTTTTTGTAGACACACGTGTGCTTCGATACCTAATAGGGGTATATCAAAAGCCGTAGTGCTGACTAAAAGGTATCTGAAAGACAGAGAACGCACCAAGTATTGTTTACAGCTTGACGTACACAAGTTTTATCCATCAATCGATAGGGTGATCTTAAAACAAATGCTCAGAAAGAAATTTAAGGATAAACGGCTTTTGAGATTGCTGGATAAGATCATAGATAGCTCACCACATGAAACTGGTGTACCGATTGGCTCATATTTATCACAGTACTTAGCAAATTACTATCTTACATATTTAGATCACTATATGAAAGAAGAGTTGCACGTCAAATATGTAATCAGGTACATGGATGATATTGTTGTGTTTCATGAGGATAAAGAATATCTCAGATATGTCAGGAATGTGGTAAACAAATACCTGATAGAAAAGCTCAATCTTACTTTAAAGCCAAACTATCAGATATATCCAGTTGACAGTAGAGGTGTAAATTTTGTTGGTTTTAGATTTTTTCACAGATACACCCTCTTAAGGAAAAGAACAGCTACGACACTTAAACGTAAGATGAGAAAGATATTCAAAAAGATCAGGACAAACAATCTCTTTAATTTTAAAGAGTTTTGTAGTGCAACATCTTACGGCGGCTGGCTAATACAGTGTGACGGATTCCATCTTTGGAAAAAGTATATAAAACCTTTGAACAAAGGAATACTGAGATATTACCAAGAGGTAATCATGAAAAAGTGTAATCTGTCAGAGATCAAGAAATATAACAGAGTTGTAAGATTTGAAAAGAAATTAGAAAGAGAGGTTATAGCGGCATGAAAGATATGGGGATTCAGCAAGGCTCAGAAGCTTGGGCAAAAGATGTAATTGTGACAGATGATATTGTTTATGTTCATGAGGATATTCAGGAAATAACTAATGATGATGGGTCAACGGTGTACCAGTATCATGAGTATCAGTATTCACCATCTGAGTACATTGAAAAACAGTCAGAAGAGATCAGCAATCTTGAAGAGCAAAACGATTCTATGCAAGATGCATTGGATTATCTGATGTTTAAAGAATAAGCGGTAACTATTAACTACACATATATTTTTTCACAAGAAAGAGAGGTATTAAAAATGGCTGGATATTTAGCAATGAGGTTGGAAAAGGGAAAGCTTAATTATTTCACAGTAATAGGTAAGTTTCCTGAGTTTAAGGATGATATTGATCTGATTCTTGCTATTGACGGTTATCAGGTCAATGAAGATGGAACAGTTACCAAGATCAAGGAAGATTGAACAGAATAAAGAGGAAAACCAATCATGGCAATCGGAACACCTGAAATATTAACATTTATTGGTGCGGCGCTGACAGTACTAAACTTGATAGATAAATCTATATCACTAGGTAAAGCGGCTAAAGCACCTGAGGAACAGCAAAACCAAAGGCTCACAGCCTTAGAAAATGATGTTCGTGAGATAAAAAGTCATCAGAACGATGATAATACTAAGATCAAGTCTTTGGAAAATGGAACAAGAGTATTATTGCACTCTATGTCAGCTCTTCTAGCTCACGGTATTGACGGAAACAACACTGAAAAACTGGTAGAAGCCAAAGAAGAGCTTGACAGTTATCTCATCAACAAATAGGTGATCTGATTATGGAAAGATTAAAACTCAGTAAGATTGATAAGGCACTTTCAAAGTATGTAATATTCAGTATTTCAGTAGTAATACTGTATTCAATCGCTGAATTTATCGTATCAACTCTTACTGGAACAAGTCACGATACACTTACTACTTGTGTATATGCTTTCTTTGCTGGTGAGGTTGTATCTTGTGCACTGATCAAAATCTTTAAGATCAAGAAAACAGAATGAGGTAAAGAAATGACTATAACCATGTTTATTACGATTTTTACAGTTGGTGCGGCTGTTACATCACTTTTGACAGAAGCCATCAAAAAAGCCTATCAGAATGCGAAAAAAGACTATTCCGCAAACATGATAGCACTTGTAGATGCACTTGTTGTTGGTGGCGGTGGAACGGCGGTTACTTATATGCTTTTGCATATTGACTGGACTGTAAACAATGTGATCTGTTTAGTACTCATGATCATAGCGGTATGGGTAGGCGCTATGATCGGATACGATAAAGTCATACAGCTTTTAAAACAGATTTCAGAAAAAGAGGAATAAAACCATGTGGGGTATTGATGTAAGTCATCATCAGGGTAGTATAAATTGGCAGAAAGTAGCGGCGCATGGTGTACAGTATGCCATAATGAAAGCTATGTATGAAACATCACATAGGATTGATGAAAAATTCAATTATAATTATGAGCAAGCTGGAAAAAACGGTATTGAGCGTGGCGCTTATGTGTACAATATTGCTACGTCTGTTGCACTGGCTGAGAAAGAAGCAATTGACTTTGTAAAGGTCTTAGGTGGTAAGAAATTAGAGCGTGGTATATGGCTTGATATGGAAGATGCCAAGATCAAGAAACTTGGTAAAGCCTTACTCACTCAGATCATTGAAGCAGAAGCCGCAATTTTTAAAGCGGCTGGTTACAAAGTCGGTATTTATTGCAACAAAGACTGGTATTATAATGTACTGGATTCAGCTAATCTAAAAGCTAAGTATCCGTTTTGGATAGCTAGATATCCAGCAAGTGATACTGGTGTACCCAAAATGTCACTTAAACCAGCTACTTATGGTATAATATGGCAGTATTCATCTAAGGGTACTGTTGATGGAATAGGTACTAAGGTAGATATGGATTGTGACCTTGCTGATATGGGAAAAACAGTTGATGTAGTTGTGAAAGAAGTCATAGCTGGTAACTGGGGCAATGGTGAGATCAGGAAAAATAGACTTATCGGAGCTGGTTACGATTATGATATAATTCAAAAAGAAGTGAACAAAGCACTATCTTGAATGTCACAAATATGTCACAAAACACTGGGGAAATGGCTTAAAATCATGCTTTATAGTTTACACGTTATAAATTTTGAGCGATTTTCTTAAAAGAGTAAAAGTGCTGTATTCCGCATGAATACAGCACTTTCTTAAAAAGATAGATTGAGTAAAAATCACTTAGATTGAGTTTGTATGTCACAAATATGTCACAAATATGTCACAAACTTATATTTGATTTATCGCTTGTAAGAGTACGTCAATTTCTAAATGAGTGTAAACACCATCCGTAACATCTTTTGTAGAATGACCTACAATACGTCTGATCAATCTTTCATCTATTCCAGCCTTAGTCAGAAGAGAAACGCAAGTATGCCTAGTATCATGTGGAAGATGTGAAGTATCAGCATTTACAGCTTCTAATGTCTGACACCAATAGTCATTTCTATAACTTGGGTCAGAAAAATGATTACCAGTCTTACCACAAAATAAATAAGTCTTGTTATCAGTTGATTTCAGCCACTTTTCAATTAAAGGGTATGTTTTATCACTTATTGGTACTTTACGGATTCCAGCCGCCGTTTTTGAATGCCTGATATCTAAATAATGGTCATCCATGTGTACATCTTCTTTTTTCAGATCACGCATTTCTTGTAATCTAAGACCTGAATAAATCATGATCAGGATGATTGATACATATTTATTATCTTTTTGTTTCCAAAGCTTTTCTACATCTTCATCTGTAAACACTTTTCGGTCAATCTTGTTAGGGTTTTTGTCCTTGTATTGGAGTACATCTATGTCCTTGGCTCTATTGATCATGCATATCTCATGTTTTCTTGCATAATCATATATCTGAACAAGTACGCTTTTTAATGTTTTAAGGGATGGGTAATTTTTACCACAAGTATCTATGGTATGTTGAAGATCAGATAACCTGATATCATTGAATTTTTTATCGTAGAGATTGATACAGCTTTTATATGCAGATGTATACTGGTTTTTCATTTTAGGTACTTTTTGGAAATGTTCAGTTGACCACCTATCATATAATTCCTGAAAAGTAATATCACAATCAACAGAATATGGGTTTTTATTAAATTCTATAAGAGCGTCTAAGGCTTTTTCTCTTGTGGGGAAATATCCAATGGTTTTCATATTCTGTTTTGCTTTTCCATCTTCCAGTGTATAACCTATGGTCTTTCTCACACGATATGGATTCCTACGTTTACCTTTCATCTTGGTAATTGAGCCATTCACTAAGCGCATGGTATCACCTACTTTCTTGAATATTGAATGATATCATGCTATAATTTGTGTAGGTTATTCAAAGGCTTTTCTACGTTTAGCATGGTATCATTCAAGTGGCTGACTGAGTATTGCAGTACTCAGTCAGCTTCTTTTTGCTTTGTTATTGACTGAATCAGTCTTGTCACTTCGGTCAGATATACTTTTCAAAGTGACAACGGTTAAAGCCTTATAGTTAGCGGCTTTTGTCACTTCGGTCAGATTGGTCACTTTTCTATACTTATATATTTTGAAATATAAAAATAAAAACATTAAATACTAAACATTAAATGTAAAATAAGAAATATTAATAGTATTAATGAGAAGTGACCAAAGTGACAATAGTGACAAAATCAATTATGTGATTTCCAATTTGATCTGAGAATAAAACCTATAATCCAGTACAGACCACCAGTAAAACAGCCTAAAATAAAAATCCAAAAACCTCTAAGATACCAAGGAAGTTTTCTTTGTATTAGTGCTGGGTTACTTGCGGCGGCGCTTGCGGAATTATTGATATAGATTGGCTGGGTATTGGTATCGGTTTTTAAAACTTCTACTTGCTTACCACATTTAGGGCATACCACACATTCAACGTCAATCTGTTCACCACACCATTTGCAATACTTCATTTTTTCACTCATAGTATTTACCTCTCTTTCTTATATGACTGTAATTGAAATTCTATGTACGTACTGGCTGAATCTATAAGTTTATCAAGATCATCAATCGGTATCAGGTACGTTTCATTATTCTTATTGAGTGTATAGCTTGTAATATCTTCATCATTCCCATCAACACTTACTGAATAACCCATATCTTTTAAAAGGTTTATAAACAACTGTATCTTTTTTACCTCAGATACAAGCCCATTATTCTGTTCATCTAAATGTCGAAACAGATCTTCTTGGGTACGGTATTCACTTGACCCATTGAGCCAGTTTACATCAACACTGAAATAATCGGCTATTTTTTGTAGTTTTTCAGCGCTGGGCTTGTTCTTATCAATCTTACACAATGACCCTCTTGATATTCCAAGCTCTTTCTCTAATCCAGTAACCGCAACACCTTTTTCCTTACACAATGCCTTGATTTTCTCGTAAATCATGTAATATCCTCCCACTAATCAAAAGTTGAAAATATTACGAAAACCATATTGACAAAGTAGAAAATATAACGTAATATGTTTTTGTGAGTTGAAAATATCACGTAAATATTGAATGGTTTTCGTAATCTATCGCATAAAAATTATAGAATATTTTACGCAATTAGTCAAATTATTTACGTGATACTTTCTACACAAGGTCTAAGAGAAAAGAGGTGATAAAGAATGTCTTTGTATGAAAATGTGAAAAAGCAGTGTGAAGCTCACAATATTTCAGTGTTGCAGTTGGAAAGTCAGCTTGGCTTTGCTAGATCATCCATCTGTAAGTGGGATACCAATATTCCATCTGTTGATAGAGTACAGAAAGTTGCTAACTTCCTGAATGTACCTATTACAGAGATTTTGGATAAGGAATGAGCTTATGAGTAATAGTATTACGGTTGCTGATGCGGCAAAGATGATGGGTACTAGCCAGTTATTCATAAGGCTGGGTTTACAGCAAAATGTTTTTCCTTGGGGATATGCAGTAAAGGTATCGGATAAAAGATACACCTATTACATCAATGCTGAAAAATTCAAAGAAACTGAACTTAATAAGTAAAGTGGGTGGAGAAGTGATCAGAGTATTGAAAATCATAGTTGGGGCTGTTCTATTAAGTCTTATGGTGAATCAGCCAGTATACGCATATGAGGATATCCAATTATCGGATGAAGTAATTGAATACTGTGAATACTACGGTGCTATGTATGGCATATCACCTGAACTTCTTGAAAGTATCATATGGAATGAATCAAGAGGTGATACAAAAGCCCAAAACGGTACTTGTGTTGGTATATGTCAGATAAATACTGTTGCACATAAGGATAGAATCAAGCGTATTACCAGTATAAACGGTACAGACAGTGACAGTATCTATGATGTGAAGCTACAAATACACCTATGTGCTGATTATATAAATGAACTGTCTTATGTGGGATATGCAGAAGAGCAAAATGACATTGCATTGGTGCTGGCTTGGTATCACGGAGAAAGAAAAGCCAAAGAAAAATATGAGAG